CGGTAGATTCGTGAGAACAACAGGAGAATAACTATGCCATTAGGAAAAGACATCGGAAAGAACATCAAAGAACTGCGTGCGGATAACATGAAGAAAGGATCGGCTCGCGGTGCTGGCGGTACGCCTCGTAGCGAGAAGCAGATCCTAGCCATCGCGCTTCGCTCGGCTGGGGTTAAGCCCAAGGCCGGTGGCCGCAAGTTTCGCATGATGGGCAAATGATCGTAACGGAGACGCAAAGGCTGACGTGGCAACGTGACGTTTTGAATGAAGCCAGAAGACTTCTGGTTAATTTAAGGCGTGACGTTGGCCACGGTCAGGCTATAGAAATTAACAACATCATCGCGCAGATTGATTCTGCGATGGTGATCGCATGGGAACTGATTGGAAAAGGAGAAAAGAATGAACGCACTATTGAAACAACCGGTTAACCCAATCCATATTCTGACCGCCAGGTTGAATGGGTTGGAAGAAGAATTGAGAAAGGTCCAGGCGGCCAATGAAGAACTGAAGAAGCAGGTCTTTATGAAATCGGGCATTGAGCAAATTGAAAACTCGAGAGAGTTGAAGGTTTGCGATTCGCTGAAGTTTATTGGCAAGAAGGCTGAAATCGTTGACAAGCGGTACCGAGTTTGGGAGGTGCTGTTTAAGTGCGGGTTTACGATGTCCCAGATTGCAAGAGCCTGGAGCGTTGACCACGGAACTGTCTACCACGCCAAAGTCAACGGATGGCGTGCGAGGTATATGGGGGAATGAAGTATCTATCGGTGTGTTCTGGCATTGAGGCTGCATCTGAGGCTTGGGAGCCGCTTGGATGGGAGCCAGTAGCGTTTTCAGAAATCGAACCATTCCCGGCCGCGGTGCTGAAGCATCATTGGCCGAAGGTTCAAAACTTAGGAGATATGACGAAATATGAGCAATGGCCAATATCAAGCGGATCAATTGACCTTCTGGTCGGAGGCACACCCTGCCAATCCTTTAGCGTCGCAGGACTCAGGCGGGGACTCAAAGACCCAAGGGGAAACCTCATGCTTACTTACCTTGCAATCGCTGAACGTTTCAAGCCTAGATGGCTTGTCTGGGAAAATGTCCCCGGTGTCCTGTCATCTAACGGAGGAAAAGATTTTGGTTCCTTCCTCGGAGCGTTGGGGGAGCTGGGGTATGAGTGGGCATACCGAGTCTTGGACGCTCAATGGTTCGGAGTGGCCCAAAGACGCAGACGTGTGTTCGTTGTCGCATATCTTGGAAAAGGGAACCTTGCCGCAAAGGTTTTATTTGAGTCCGAAAGCGTGCGCCGGGATTCTCCGCCGAGCAGAGAAAAGGGGCAAGGAGTTGCCGTCGATGTTGAAGAATGCTTTGGAGTTAACAGTAAGCAAGGAGAGCCAGTAGCAGAAACATTGCTGGCTACAGACTACAAAGGTCCAGGTCACAATCGTGATCACAACTTCATTGCAAAACCAGTAATCATTGATCGGGCAGCATTCAACCAAGGCGAGAATGCACAATACAAACCTCGCATTGAGCATGGTGAGACTATGGATTCTTTGGTCGCAAGAGGTCCGCACGCTGTCTTATTTGAGAACCACCCAAACGACAGCCGAGTAACTGGCCCGCACGATGTTGCTCCTAGTTGCGTATCACGATACGGAACAGGTGGTGGGAATGTGCCGTTGGTGCAAGAGGCGGTCGCAGTTGATACCTTCAATCAAACAGTCGGAGTTGCATCTCAAACACTGCGATCTGGTGCTTCAAGCATTGAGCATTCTGGTGGAGTTATCAATCCAGCGGATCGGATGGCAGTACGCAGACTCACGCCGAGAGAATGTGAACGACTCCAAGGCTTCAACGATGATCACACGATGATTCCTTGGCGTAACAAACCAGCGGATCAATGCCCCGATGGGCCAAGATACAAAGCCTTGGGTAACTCAATGGCCGTTCCGTGCATGGCATGGATCGGGAAAAGAATTGACTCTGTTGATCGTGAAAATAGAAAGGATAACCAATGAAACTCTGGACCAACAACACAAACCAAATCCACAAGGTTGACGATAACCTACTCCACACCCGCAACACCTATGTGTTGCCGGACGAATTGACCGGACCGATCTGGGACGATTCCATCCCATGCCCACATAAGATCAAGCCTTACTACCCTGGCCGCGCTACGGGCGGAGCCACAGCAGTCTACCGCGCTGGGGCAATCGGGGATGCGGTTATAGCAACCGCCTTCGTGCATTACCTAGTCCAAGAATCGGGCGGGGTGGTGGATGTCTACGCACCAGCACGTAACCTTCCGCTATACGCTGGGCTAGGCGCAAAGCTTTACCCATTGCCTTGCACGCTGGAGGCGTTTGATAGTTACGATGCTCACCTATGCACCGATGATCTGTTTAGCGGTCAGGTTGGGAATACAAAGTTGGGAACAGGCGGTGGCAACTGTTATGACCGAATCTACACCTGGATGAATGCTGGAGATGTCGAACCAAAGTACAAACGTCCGCATCTTTACCTCATTGATCCAGACCACAACGAATTAAAGGAGCTAGGCAAGTGGCCGCTACCCAAGCAGTTCTTCGCCTATCATGTCAGCAGTTCTGGACCCACACGCACCTACCCACCAGCGATGGGTCAGGAAGCGGTGCTGGCGTTGCTTGAGGCGCACCCCAACCATCACGCTGTCATCATTGGTTTGGACAACAGCAACAACTTCAAGGTGGATCATCCCAGAGTGATCGACCTATTCAACACGACCAAGGCTATCCGCTCGCTGTTCCCAGTGATAGCCAACGCAGACTTTGTAGTGGCACCTGACAGCAGTGTAAATCACATTGCAGCGGGCCTTGACACGGCTTGCGTGTCGCTGTGGGGGAGTTACGACCCGCAGGATCGCATGACCTATTACCCAAAGAACGTATCAGTGTTCAAACCAGATACCTGCCCACATGCTCCGTGTCGCCCACATGCGGGTCTACCGCAGGCGAAGTGTAAGGATGCCAGCAACAAAACCGCAAAAACTCAAATGTGGTGTAATGCGCTCCGCAACATCACGGCGCAGGATATTGTCGAAGCGTCTATGAAAGCACTGGAGTTGGAGGATAAGAGCCAAGAAACCAAATAACTAACCGGCGATGTGGTATGCAGGGAGATCCTGCATCGGGATTTCCTCTAGTGTGTTCTCCTCTTGAATCAGAGTCGGTTTGAGTTTTGATTAAAAAATGAATACAGAATTAAAGCCATTGGTTGCCATGCCAGCAGAATTTGATGGCATAAAATACAGATCAAGAAACGAGGCAAGATGGGCCATATTTTTTAAGGGGCTTGGAATAACATTTGCCTATGAGGAAGAAGGTTTTGATCTTGGTGGGGGCATAAGATATTTGCCGGACTTCCATATTCCGTTTCAAGATAAATTCAGAAGGGATATGTATTTTGAGATCAAACCATCTGCATCAGGTTTAATTATAATTGACGATCCAGACAAAAAGAAAATAGAAGCACTTGCAAATCATGTTTACATATCGGTGCTTGGATCGGTACACGATTATGAAATCAATGTTTTCGGAACGTTTGCTGGAAATGGCTACGATTTGATTGGGCCAGAATATGGGGATGTTGATTATATGTTTTGCCAATGCAGGCACTGCCGTGCTTTTGGATTTGAATATTTTGGAAGATCGGAAAGAATAGATTGTTGCAGTAAAAATAATGGCCATAAAGAATATAACTATATGCCATATTCAATTAGAAATTCATTAGAGATTGCAAAATCCCACAGATTTTGGAAATGATCGACAACCAACGCAAAGCTGAAGAGATCGTGGGCCAAGTGGATTGGCAGTCAGCCAACCACGGCCTATGCAAATGCCCAGGAGAGGCTACGCACACAAGCCATACCAGGTTGCGCGATACCACTGTATTCATAGACGGCGTACCCACGATTTTCTGTTGGCACACCTCATGCGTGGCTTACAGGGAAGAGGCCAACCGCAAGCTGCGCCGTGCCATCCTCAAGGACTTTGCATTCACTGCTCCTATGTCCAGTGGAACATCCGCACCAACTACCTTGGTAATCCAGAAAGATCCGGAGTCTGAGATTCTTGACCGCATAAAGACCATCGCTGAATCAAATAAGAAGCGATACTTGAACCATTACGCATGGGACCCAGCGGACATGGCGGAAGAGAGTCCGGTGCGTCTGGAGACTCCACAGGAGCAATACAAGGCATTCTTATCGCTGTTTAATGATGCCGACAATCTGTGGATTGGTAACATCACTGACAGCGGAAGGCATCCGCAGAACTTCCGGCTTGCGGAAGAATGGAGGGGGTTGGAGGAACCCATTGGTCAGTTCACCACCGGCGCAGTGTTCAAGCCAGCAACTATTAGCCGATCTAATGACACTGTTGATGTGCGTTTATACTTAGTTGTCGAGTCAGACACGCTGACAAAGCCGCAAATGGGTGCGGTGTTCCAGCTTATGCGCGACTTGTTCCGCATGAAAATGTTTGCCGTGGTCGACACGGCGGGGAAGAGTTTGCATGGTTGGTTTGAAATGCCACCCAAGAAAGAATGGTTGGAACAATTAAAAGCTTTCCTTGTTCCGCTTGGATGCGATCCTGCAACTTTCAAACCTAGCCAACCGGTTAGGATTCCAGGTGCCAAAAGAAACGAACGTATGCAGAGCCTTTTATGGTTCTGCAAGGAGGGGAAATGATAAATAAAGTATATGTGGTTTGTAAAGATGACGGAACTGGTGTTCCTTATGGAATTTATATGTCAATTCTAGATGCCATGTTTGCAACAAGTCATTTTAATCCAGACATTGCAGAATTTTTTATAGGCTCAAGCGATCCTAATTGGGTTAAATCAAGAATGGATTTGGTTGAGTCCATTTCAAAATCTGTAGCCTCAAAATGATAGAGCCAGCAATAAGTTTGGGGGTTAAGCAACCAGTGGACCAATGGCCGCCGATCAAGTCATACGCTGATTTGATGCGTGAACCACTACAGGAGCCACAGGTTTTAATTGAAGGCATACTGCATAGAGGTGGGAAGCTGCTTCTTGGCGGAGGAAGCAAGTCATTCAAGAGTTGGGCGTTGATTGACCTAGCATTGTCCATTTACTCAGGCACTCAGTGGTGGGGTCAACAGTGCCATAAGGCTAAGGTGCTATTCATTAACTTTGAGATTCAAGAGTGGAGTTTCCGCAACCGCCTAGCCGATGTGGTCAAGGCCAAAGGGCTAACCGATGAGCAGGTTAAGGATTTTGACGTTTGGACGCTCAGGGGCCACGCTGCTGACTTTAGCCTTATCCGACCCCTTATAGAGAAACATATCGATGGGAAGGGGTATCAGGCGATCATTTTAGACCCAAATTACATGCTGATGGGAGAAAAGGATGAGAATAACGCCGGTGATATGGCTACCCTAATGAATGAGTTTGAGGCTTTGGCGGTGCGCCATGACCTTTCAGTGATACTGAGCCATCACTTCAGCAAGGGCAACAAGTCAGGCGCAGAGTCCATTGACCGCTTCTCAGGCTCCGGTGTATTTGCCCGTAACCCAGACACCCTGGTTGTACTGACCGCACATGAAGAGGATGAACGCAGCTTCAGTTGCGAGATTACACTAAGAAACTTCCCGCCAGTGGACAGCTTCGTCATTCAGTGGCATTACCCCATATTCAAGGCCAACTACGCACTGAACCCCGACAAACTGAAGCGTCAGAATACGAACAAATCCATTGATGATAAACGCCTTCTGATTGAAATGGGTAGCAAGGATTGGGTTGCCAACCAACTTGTGAAGCACCTTGCAGAGAAGCTTTCAGTCAGTGAACGCACCTGCTACAAGTACATTGAAAGACTGACCAAGGCTGGAAAGATACTGAAGGAGAACGGGTTATATACTGCAAACCAGGCTGAATTTTGAACTGAAGCCTGCGCTGAAAAGTTACTGAAGCTTACACTATGAAGTCCATTATAATATAAAGACAATACAATCCGCGAAGGGAAAGTAGAGGTAGGACTCCTTGGTCCGTCCTACCCCTACCGCTACGCTCTTTCCCGTAGCGTTTCGGAAAGCAAAACAAAAACAGCTTCAGCGGGGTTGGGTTGGGGTTGCATCGGGTCTACCGATGGGGGTTGGGGGAGTTGCAGGTCATGCTATACTACACACATGAAACAAGGACTATACGCCAACATCAACCGCAGGAAGAAACTTGGTATCAGCAGGCCGAAGAGCGAATCCACCATTAAGCCAAGAGTGTGGAAGCTTATGAAGGCTAAGAAGGGCGGGTTTGAAGCCCCTAAAGACTGACCTGGCTTGGGCCTATATCGAACTGCTCTTAACCGAGAACAGCCGTTTACATAAGACTATTGGGTTAGTTGATAGGTTCTTTGGTGATATACTTGCGAACTGCTCTAGAGAGGTTTATGAAGCGAATATGGCTACGCTTACTGAGGATCTGGAGGAGTTGGGAGAGTTTCTGTCTAGCCATCAGGCTAGGATTGCGGCGTTGAGCAGCCAATTGAAAGGAAACGAATGAGCGAATTACCTTGTAACAAACCTGTGCGTACCCCTGGTGGTAGCAAGAAGTTCAGAGTAAGGGCTTGCCAGAATGGGCAGTCAAAGACTATCCGGTATGGCGATCCAGACATGACCATCAAGAAGTCTAACCCAGACCGCAGGCGTAGCTTCAGGGCTAGGCATCAGTGCGACTCTAAGCCGCCTAGTAAGCTAACCCCACGTTTCTGGAGCTGCGCCAACTGGTAAAACAATGCGCCAGGATGCCCGAAAAACGCGTTCTAAGGCCGTTTCTAGGCGTTTTGGTGGCAAACGTGATGCCAGAGACCTTCCGGTGGTCAAATTTAAGGTTGAAAAGCTTCCAATGCCTGACCTTCCGCTAGGCAACCGAGCGTGTTGCTGCCGGATAGGTCGCTAGGCTTCCGTTTATACGCCCCTTATAGCACCCTTATAGGGCTATTCTAAACACCCCTTATAGGGCTATCGCTCCCGCGAAAGGCTACGCTCCCGTTTAATGGCTGGCCTTCCGTTTTGTAGCCGCCACTTATCCCAACGCTCCCGCTGCCTCTGCGCTACCGTTTGATAGTGTTCCTTGCCCATCTTGCGCGCCTTGGTGGGGCCGGTAACGCTCCCGCCCTTCTTGCCTAGGCGCGAAAGGTAGGCTTTGATGATTTGGTCTTCGGTCATATTTTGATTGATTCCTTATAAGCTGCGCTGCCGTTTATTGTAAAGGCGGAATGCCTGGTCTGCCGTTTATGGGCTAAGGGGATGGAACCCTTGGCGGGGTTGTTATCTTTTCTTAATATCTTCAGCCACTATCTTGTTAATCATTCCAAGCGTATGTTTCCCCCATTCCTCCATTGATAATTGAACCAATGTTCTGTATGATACGCCTTCTTTTTTGGCCATCTTCCTAAGATAGCTTTCGGTTATTCCAACTTCATCTAATTGTTTGGGGTGTGTCATGCGTTCTCCTTTGTAGGTTTGTTACTTGGATATGTAGTGTGTTTTGGTGTACACATCCAGCATCCCTTCAGCAAAGTTTTCTGCTGAAGACTTAGTGGGATGATGGCTTGTCACCATATTGCAATCATCTACAAATATGATTGAACGCCATCCGATTTTTCTGCTTGTGCTTACTTTCTGAATGTCTGCCTTAATCAATGGAGAGTAAGTCCCGTTTCTTGGGTGATGGCCACTCCAAGGCCGTGGCAATAATCCGATTCTTATCATAATGTGTATCCCTTTCTTTCCATTCACGCACCCGTCACCGGCTGCGCTGCTGTTTGGTTAGGATTGTCCAGGCTATCGCCTGGGATCATTCCTCCGCTCTCCCCTTGCGGGGGAGAGACGAGGAAGGATTATTTTGCATTGTAAAGCGAGTTATCAATTAAATCGCAAAATGAATCCAACATTTTTTTATCTACCCAATCTTTTTGCAAATGACCCATTTTGGATGCCCATATAGTCCCCTTAATCTGCTTCAAACTTTCTTTTAAGTAATCTACTTTCCATTTCAATTCCTGTTCTTTTGTCATGTGTGTATCCTTTCTTTATTGTTTATTAGGCCATCTCTATCGAGTTTGACCTCTCCCACCCTCGTTTAAGAGGATGGACGAGGGAAAACTTATTTCCGAAGCATGAAGGCCACCCAAGCAGTCAGCAGACTGCCGAGGATCAACCCATGAGCGAAGGCAATACTGATATTCATCACCAAACCTCCTTTCTTATTGTGTATTCAGTTGGTCCCATAAACCTCCGCCATAATTCAGCACGCTCTAAGGTGGTGAATCTTTGGATGAAGGAACCGGCGCGGGTGTAGATGGAGAAGCAGATCATTGGAACCACCTCTTCGCTACTGCTCTGCTAAACTCGCGTTTCGCTGACGCTTGAATTTTCTCTCTCGTTTGGCATTGGCATTCCTCCCGAAACCAATTCCACAAGACCGCTGAGAGCATACCGCAAACCGCACGCCTATACTCAGTCGGGAAGTATTGACCAGTTGTATATTCCCACCTGTCATTTTTCCACTCCAACCGATTGCAAGCCTCTGCCTTGATTCTTTCGGCGGTTATAGATTCAGAGCGACAAATAAAACGAAACAACTCAAAAGCTTGGTGTCTGTCTTTTGTTATGCTCCTCTGCTCTTGGCGATAAGATTGCAGATCGCCATAGTTTCCGAACTCTAAGCCAGCACGCTGGCGAATAAAGACGCTAAGAGCGTCCATCATTTTTTCTTTTTCTGTTATCATTGTGTGTGTTTCCTTTCTTTTGGGTTTGATTATAGTTTTGAAAAACGAGTCTTTTCGCCGATAGCGCATCTAGTTAAAGACGAAAAGAATCCGTCACGATAACCATTTTCGTAATTATCCATCATTGATTGTGTTGGGAATCTTCCAAAGATTTCCTTCAAAGATCCTCCCGCCCATTCTCCTGAAAGAGGATTTGGGCAAAGATCCAGAATTTCTGGATCTCCATCGTTAATTCCATCTAGTATCTTTTGAGCGATTGCAAGACATTCACTTGCCTTCATCCAATCCGTTCTAGGAAAGGCATCCAATCCAGAATTTTCTCCACTAGTTTTTCCGATTTTATACCATTTTGATTTCATTGTGATTTTTCCTTTCTTTTTGTTTAATCAAGCATTCTCCATCCACTCAAACAAAATTCCCTCCAGCTTGGCCAGATCATCATCCAACCATCCTTCATTCTCAATTTGAAGCATATATCTTCCGCCCTCATTTCCCTCGCCTAAATCTTGGATGTGATAGTTTGCCCACAGATCCTTTTTGTGGATAAACTCGCCATATATCCAAGTGTTGACCAAATCACCATTCTCATCTTTAAGAGTTGCATATGTTTTCTGATGTTTCATGCGTGTGCTTCCTTTCTTTTCTTTTTGCCTTGGGCAATCCAGGCGGACTTTCCCTCGACAAATGGAAGTATTGCAAACCGCGCGCATCATTGCAAGGATTATTTTTGGGAAAGTTATGTGGTAGATTGTGGCATGGATGAAGCGAGCGGAACTCCAACCGCACATAAAGCGAAGAATGGGAAGTTCAAATTTACTCCCGAAATTGAATCAAAGATATTAGACGCTTGCGGCTCCGGTTTCACCATTGAAAAGGCTGGTGCTTTAGTCGGTGTGAATCCTTCCACGATTCGAACATGGATTCAGCGCATGCCCAAATTCAGTGAAAAGGTGGAGACGGCAAGGAAAAACCACGAATTGTCCCTTCTAAAGTCCATTGAACTTGCTGGAGAAAAATCTTGGCAAGCAAAAGCATGGCTGGCCGAAAGAATCTACCATCATGCAATTCCCTCAAGTCGTTTGACTGTAGATACTTCCGTCACTCATAACGCCGGTGCTGGCTTCGCTCAACTCCTAGCTGGTCTCGCATCGCGTAGAGCAGAAAAGAAAGCACAAGTTATTTATGCCCAGGAGGTTAAGGCATTGGAGCAATCCAAAAGTAAATACAATACTTACTGTGCGACAAATGCAATGCAAACTATTGTAACACCAACACCATTGGAAAATGAAAAAGCAGTTGGTAAAGCTAGGCACGTTCGAATGAAGAGGCGAAAGCCAAGGCAAAAGGCCATGGACACCACCACGCCCCCCGCCACGCCCCCAGCCCCCGTTTGAATCGCATATACCCCCCTAAATAATTCTGGCACAAAATAAAAAGAGGTCTATGGCAAAGCGAATCCCCAAGTCCGCGCAGAAGACCCCAGATGAGGTTATCGAAGACCTACTCCGCCCCTCGCCTTTCGCAGACAAAGTATTGGGACTCAACTTGTATGATTGGCAAAAGAAGGTTCTTGCAGACCTAGAGCAAAGAGATTGTCGAGTCGCCCTGCGTGCTGCCAACGGCTCTGGCAAGACCAGCACCGTAATTTCAGCCATTTTGCTATGGCACGCACTTGTTTTCCAGCGTTCCATAGCCGTAACCACCGCCGGAGTTTTCCGTCAAGTAGAGAGTCAGCTTTGGCCTAGCCTAAGATCGCACATAGCTAAGCTAGGCGGCCCTTGGGAGGTCACATCTGGCGAGATCCGATATCTGCACCCTAACGGCAACACATCGCGCATTATAGGCTATTCTGCGACTGATCCAGGTAGGGCTGAAGGCTGGCATGCGGAGAACCACGAAACTGCGCCTTTGCTTATGGTGGTGGACGAAGCCAAGACCGTAGCCGACCCTCTCTTCGAGGCAATCAGTCGATGTCAACCAACGCGACTGCTAATCGCCTCATCACCTGGTGGTAGCAGTGGTGCGTTCTACAGAGCCTTTACCAAAGAGGCGAATATGTGGCAGAAACACGCTGTCACGGCGTTTGACTGCCCCCACATCACACAAGCGCAGATAGACGAAGTGGTGCAGAGATATGGTGAGAAGCACCCGCTGACAAGGTCCATGATCTATGGCGAGTTTGTGGACATAGGCAGTGAGAGTCTGATTATTAACCTAAACCAAATCCAGAACTGCTATAACACACCACCACAGTACAAGCCTGGCGTAAGGGTGGCTGGGGTAGACTTTGCCGCCGGTGGAGATGCCAACGTACTCTGTATTAGGGATGGCAATAAAGTGTTACCCATGATCGCATGGCGCGAAAGGGATACGATGGCGGCTGTGGGTAGGTTTATTGTCGAGTTTAAGAAGGCGGGCTTGGAAGCTGGCAACATCTACGCTGACGCAAGCGGGTTGGGCATGGTAATGTGCGATGCCTTGGCTGAGTCTGGGTGGCAGGTCAATAGGGTTAACTTTGGTGCGTCTGCCTACGACAACGATGCCTATACCAACCGCTCATCCGAGATGTGGTATGGCATGGCCAAGAAGATTGAGGATGCGGAGATCATTTTGCCTGACGATGACGACCTGACGGCGCAACTGACCTGTCGCCGGTCAATCACCAATAGCAAGGGCAAGCTTGGCGTGGAATCCAAGGACTCGATGCGCTCTAGGGGCTTGGCATCGCCGGATAGGGCTGATGCCCTTGCCTTGTGTCTTGATGGTGGTAGCATGAGGTGGGATTTGACTTTTCCCGTTGAGAAGCCAACGTGGAAGTCGCTTCTGTCCATGATCGAGTCGCATGATCCGGTTATGGCAGGATTTGACCCAGGAGGTTAATTATGAACGCATGGAATTGGATTACTTCAAATTGGACTGAGATTGTCGCCGCTGTTGGTGGCGTTGTCTTGGCCGCTCGTATCATTGTCAAACTTACCCCTACCCCCGCTGATGATTCCTTCCTTGAGAAGATCGTCAACTTCCTAAAGGGCGTTGGGCTTAACATCAAATAAGTTATAGTGATCGGTGCGATACTTCAAATCATCGCATCGTTCTTACGCCTCATTCCTGGCTGGCGGGAAAAGCGCATTGACCAAATTGAAGGTGAATGGCGCAACAATCATCAAG